TTTGTATCTCTTTGAAACTTAACAGCAGCACCATTGGCAGGGGTGTTACCAGAAGTAAAGGTAACTGTTGATCCGCTAATCGTGTAATGAGTATCTAATGTTTTTAAGACCCCTGCTACTGTTACATCTACTTCATTGTTGGCTAAGAACGAAAAAGATATTGAAAAGTTATTGGTACTACCATTACCAGTATGTGTAGTTGCTGTCGCTGTGGTGTTAGTAGCCATGATTAATTGTTGAGTGAATTAAGAAATTTATCAGCATAATCAGATTGTATGCCACTTTTATAATTCATTATACTTTCTTGTTCTTGGTCTGAGAAGTTCTTTTCAATAAAATTTTGCTCTGCCCTTTGTATATAACTTTTGTTAATGAAAGTTAATTCAGCAAAAATACCATTTGCTGCTTGCTGTCCTGATTGACTATTTAATCCTTCTTCTTCAATTATCTTTTTATTTGATGTATATTCTGACGATTTTAAATATGCGTTCATGCTTTGAATTATAGTTTTATCTCCATAACCAACATCTAGTTTCATTGTATTTATATCTACTTTTAAAGCATTGTATTGTTGTGTATTCAATCTTATTGGTACAAATTCATCTTTAGTCATATCGCCTGTTATATACTCACTTGGTTCTTGTATTCTTCTACCAATCTGTGCTAGTGCTGTCCATATTGGATAGTTTTTACTTTTCTTAGTAACACTAAATCCAAATACATTACCACCAATTCTATTTGGATATAGTATTGGATCATTTGTTATGTGTTCTACATCAAAAGGTATATTAGGTCCTATGCCATATTTCTGTTTGAACTGATTTAAAATTGATCTAGTTATTATGGCTCCATCTCCACTTGTTTCATAGTTAGGATCAGTTGGATCGTCAGTTTTCAAAACATCACCTGCCCTTACTTTTGTATCTGGTCTTCTTTGTATCTGTTCTATCTCTTCAAAACTAAAACCCATTACTCTTAAAATGTCGTGTGGGTATCTTCTAAGGTCTGACATAAGACCAGAAAAAGGACCTCTTGATGCAATAAATCTACCTACATAATCACTAAACTTTTTAAATCTATAATTTTTTATAGGATCGCCACTAGCATCTACAGGTGCAGAAGCATCTCTAAAAATATTTACAAATTCTTCTACTTGCGAGGTCCATGAATCATTATAGAAGTTTTGTACTACAGACATGACCATACCTGTAGTTAAATCATCATAAGGTTTACCACCAAACAAACCTAAAGCATTTGTAGTATCAACAAGCGTTTTCACAGTTCCAGAAAAAGGTTCAAATGCTCCTTCGTATGACCTATAGAAATAAACTGGTTTACCATCATCTCCTATCAATGGTTCTCCATTAGCATCTTTCTGTAAAAAACCTACGCTATATGGCCTCCAACCATTTTTATACATATTTATCCACATATTCTTGCCTTGTTCTTTACCAAAATCAGGACCACCACCTGTAAGTATTATTGGTGGAATAAATGTAGGATCACTCATAAGTGTATTTGCAGCTATTGATAAACCAGAAATTGAAGTAACAAGTGCAATAGCTTGATTAATGTCTGCATTAGCTAAAGCTCTTATTTTTGGATCAGGACTATTTAACTGTTTTCTTAGTTCTGGAATAAAAATTTCACTTAAAGGATTAAGATTTTTGCCACCAAGAATAGGTATTTGATCTGGATAATTTATAGATTGTTGTTTGTTAAATGGATTTACAACTGGTGTAAATAAAACATTATTTCTATAATTAGCTGATTTTATATTTGTAGGTGTTCTAGTAAATGAAAGTATTAATCTGACTAATGGAAATTTATTAGCTTTATCATCTCCATATTTCATAAACTGTCCAAATGGACCTGTAGTATCTATGTCTTGCGTAAAGGTTGCAAACTTTGCTTGTTTCTTTGCATGAAGTAAAAATCTTTTTGTAAGAGGTTCTAGCTCAGTACCACCATTCTGTGCATACCATTCAAGGACTGCCATCTTATGTTTGTTAATAAATTTACCTATGTCTTCTCCTTTTAGTCCTTGTCTCTTTGCTTCTAAAAAAGACATATATACAATATCTGCTATCAAGTTAGGAGCTTGGACCATAGCATCAGTAGCGGTCATATTACGACCAGAAAATCTAATGACTTTTCCTGTTGTATTTATAGCTTGACCTTTTACTCCTACGTCATCTGATTTTATTGCAAACTTATTTTCAAATTTTCTATTACCTAAATTTATAAAATTATCTTCTAGCTTCATAGATTTTTTGTAAGCTTGTTTCATAAAATGATAATTACTATGTAATGCACCTAAATGTCTCATAGCTGCTTCAAACATTTCTGGATTTTCTGCACCATAAAAAAGTTTTAATTGTCTGTGGTAAGTATTTAAAGTTGCAGAAATAAAGTTTGCAGTATTAGTACCAAACCTATATAACATTCCATTTATACCTATTTCATTTCCAATTCTTAAAGTCTTAGTAAAAGCACTATCTTCTTTAAGTTTAAAAGCGTTTACCTTTGTAAGACCAAATAAAGTTTCTGGCTCTGCCTCTGCTGTTTGTATGATTTTTCCAATTCTATATAACTCAGAATAATCTCCTGTAGTTTTAGATATTTCTAATTGTCTAGTCAAATCTTTTTTTAAGTCTTCTGCACTAAAAGCAACTTCATCTAAAACATTTGCTAACTTTTCTTCATTAATATCACTTGGTTGTATTTTTTCAGAGGCTACATATTCTGCAACTGTTTTACCTTCCATACCTTTTTTTGGTTCTATATTTAACTTTTGTAATGTTTGACCTGCTCTACTTGAAGGCACTAAATATGACATTAACCACTTCTTCATATCGTTGATAGATTCTGATAATTCAACTATGGCTGTTTCAATTAATTCTGGATTTTTTTGATTTAAAGCATTTAAAAAAGCGTTGTTTTTACTATCCATTTTTTCTGATGCCAATACTGCTGAAATTGCTAAAGCAGTATTTACTTCTTTTTGTTTTGTAATTCCATGAAAGTTCTCTATTTCTTGTGCTTTTTGTTCAATTAAACTTGTATTCTCTAATGAAATAATTTTCTTTGCTAAATCTGGTTCGTTTGGATCAAATAAAGCTAGAGCTTTTAAAAGTGTTTCCTTGTCTGTTTCTGAACTCAAGCTAGTCCAACCTTTATCTTTTAATGCTTTGGTAAGGTTTCTTAAGTTAGTAACACTAGGTTCATCAACATATTTAAGAAGTACTGTTTGTGTTGGGTTTAAATCAGTTCTTCCTAAGTCTTGTGTTGTGCCAACAGTTTTTGTTGAGTTCTTTTTAACAAAAGCTTGATCTGTTGGTACGTTAATTTTTAAGCCACCAGTATTGTCAGGACTAGCTTTTGCTGATCCTGTTTCTGCTGTAACTAAATCTTTAATTTTTTTATGAACAGTAACACCATGATTTCTTACTGCATTAACATCAATACCTTGATCTTCTAAAAGTTTTGTTAATCGTTCCTGTGTTATTTTTTGTTTTTCAGTAAGTTTAATTCTGTTTGCTCTTAAAATATAAGCAACTTTATCTATATCAGAATTAAATTCTAATGTAGCAGAGCCATATCTAGGACTCATTTTTAAATAACCTTTAGGTAAAACAAATTCGCCTAAGTTAACTTCTCCTATATTAAATTTAGTTTTTGCTTTGTTATCTATTGATTCATCTAAATTCTTTACTTCTGGTTCTACTTGTCCTTTTTTAAAATTAACATTACTTACATCTATATCATCTGCTTTTACATTTGCTTTTACTTCTGGGTTTTCATCAACAGCTTTTTTAAATATACTTAATGTTTCAAATATTTTATTTAGTTTTGGCTTGTCTTTTTTTGTTATAAGTTTATTTATTTCATCTGCATTTTTATCTGCAAACTTGTTCATATATTTTTCTAGTTGATTTAGAGTTCCTCTAAAAGTTGCACCAAAACCTGCACCTAAACCTATAGCTTGAAAGTATTCTTTTACGCTAGGAAATTTCTTTTCATCTATTAGTTTTCTTATAGTAAGTTCTGTACCTGCTAAAGTACCACCAAAAAGACCTGATTGCCTTATACCTTGCCAACCTTTAGCTGTAGAGCCAAAAGGTATAGCTTGCACTATAGCAGCAGCAAAAGCTTCTCCGTAGTTTATTTGATCTGCAAATCCTATTTGTGCCTTATCTCCTAATCTTGCTTTTTGTGCAGCAACATTCAACTCCCAACCTACACCTGCGTTGATTAACACATTCGCACCAATACCCCAAGGACCCATTCTTAATAATGGTGCAGTAAGAAGATCAGTTGAAATACCACCACTTATTTCAAGACCAAGACCTTGAAAATCTCTAGCCCATTGTCTAAGGTTATTACGATCTGGGTTATCCCATTCAATACCTTTACTTTCATATTCTTGTATAACTTTATTTAAACCTTCTTGAAACTTCTCTCCTTCAACAACATTTAAAGGTATGCCATCTTTTACAACATTTAAAAAATCAATACCCGTATGCTTTTCAAATATCTCTATTGCTTCTTTTTGAAACTTACCTCTTTGTCCAAAAGGTTTTGTGTATAAATTATTCTGTATATATCTTTTGTAGCCAACATAATTTAAAGCACCATCAGAAATGTGACTATTGTTTTGTTCTTCATCTTCTTTATTACTAGCTAGATATATTGATGTCAGTTCTTTTGACGGATCAAAGTTTACTTCGCTATAAAAATTAAAATCTCCGTCATCTCCATCTAACAAATCATCTGCATAATCTTGTTCTTTACTTTTAAATAAAGTGTCATAAGTATCTTTCATACTTATTTCTTGGTTCCAATCAAAGTAACTATTTGTTTGAACATTGTTAGAACCTACATTTTGCGGTTGATATGCAACCTTTGGTTCAAGTTTTACAAAAGTATTTGTTAAAGGGTCTATTTGAATACTTGTATTTTGTTGATTAGTTTCTTCTTTCTGATCTTCGTTTTCAGAATTTGTTATGGCAGAATTTGTCATTAGATTATTGTTTTAGAACCTTGTGGGCCTACATTCCATAGAATATCAATTACTCGTTTCAATGTCTCTTCATCTTCTTTAATTGGTTCCTTAATTAATAATTGTTCTTTTGTTTTTACACCTGCATCAGCTAACCCTACATACTGAGAAGGTCTAAGCATTTCTGTAATTATATCTTTTGAATAAGCTCCAAAAGGAAACTCACGAATACCAAGTCTAGCTCTTGCTACTCTCATAAGAACTGATTGCATTACACCAATCATATCTTCTTCAGATGTTAATATTGCTTCTGTCAATACCATCTGTGCGATTGCATATTTAGCTTCTATATTTTCTTTAGTGTTATTCATAACTAAATCTACATATATTTCTTTAGCTTTATCAATAACTTCTTTTGATGACTTGTCTGCATAAGCATGACTAAATCCATCTTTCTCAATTTTTGTAATAAAGTTAGGGTCTTTTTCTAAGTTTGATCCTCTTGCACTACTGCCATAAGAAACAGCACCATTAAATTTATCAAATCTATCTGTCATCAACTCTAAATTATTTTTCAATACACCACCACTTTGCCTATTCATACCTTCCCCTGCACTTGTATTTGTAAATGATGCAGGTATTACGTTTGTATTGTTATCAACAGAACTTTTTGTTTCTGGTTTTATAAATAAGTTTTTAAGTCTTTCTCTAAAACCAACATTATTATCTTCTTTTTTCTTTTCTTCTACAGGTGCAGTAGTACCTTCAGTTACATTAATAAGCGTTTCACTACCTTTCATGTAAAACTTACCATCTCTTTCTTCAACCTCTCCATTGGTTTGCATTGTTTCAAATGTATTCTGACTAACTGTTATTGTTCTTAATTTTTCTTCTTCTTTTAGTTGTATGCCTAACTGTTCTTGTGCTTTTTTCCATACACCACCTTCATTTAAAACATAGGAGTCAGTAGTATCTCTATTGTTAATTCTAGTTATATCTGCTGCATAATTAACCATAGCTTGCTCTATTTCAGTAGCAAATGTTTCTGGGTCTAAATTCTTTTTACCAATCTCTATTATTGCTTTATTAAATTTATTTGTTGCATCATAATATTTTAATTCTAAATTTTTTCCTTTTGATTTCTTCCATCTATCAGCAAGATTATTACCACCAAGAATATCTTTTGATTGATTTATCAGTTCATTAATTCTAGGTCTATATAGTGCTAAAGAATCTTTACCTAAATGAGTAGTAATCATCTTTTTTAAAGCATTTAATTCTGTAGTATCTTCTTCTGTGACAGTTGTACCAAGACTAGCTTCAAATTCTCTTAATCGGTTTAAAGCTTCTAAAGGACTTACAAAATTTTGATTTAATATATCAGTGGCAAAATCATCATAAAACTGGTCACGACTAACATCTACATCTTCTAAAACTTCTAAAAATATTTTTGGTGTATTAGGAAACAAAGCTTGCAAAGCTTCAAGCCCTTTTGTGTTATACCTTGTGGTTCCATCTGAACCTGTAATTTGAAATTTAAACTTATCAAGTAGATTCTCAATTCTAGGTCTTATAACTTCTGCAATTTTTTTCTTTTTAAAAGTATCATAAGCATTTTCATTTGTAACAAATCTAGCTTTCATTTTATTCCAATCTTCGCCTAAGAAATCTCCTAAAGTTGATTGAATTTTTGTACCATCTTTTAATGTTTGTTCTGGTCCAACTTTCAATTTTTCAATAACAGTTCTAAAATTTTGTACTGCAATAACTCCACTTTTACCTCTACGCAATTCAGTATTAAAAATAGTTTCTGCAATCTCCATAACATTGTTTTTCATAGCAGTAGGACTAACAGAATTTATAGCACCAATAGCATCTAAATAATTAATTTCTGTTTGCATATTTTCAATAGCAATATTAATAAATGAATCTGGATTTGAAAAATCAATTTCATCAAAATTACTAAAATCTATAGTTGAAAAATTTGCAAGAATATTATCTTTTAATGTGGTGTTAGTTTGCTCTGTAACAAATTCACGATTATTTTTTTCTTGATTTATATATGCTTTTGAAACTGATTTAGCTACTTCTGGCATGAAGTATTGGTTTATAAAAGAAGGTCTTATACCAGTTACATCTTGTTTTCTTGTCTCAGAAAACTCAGATATAGCTCCTTTAAATTCTTCTGAGTTTACACTAAATTCTTTTAAAGGAACTTGTCTTATAGTTCCATTAGTGCCTTCAACTGTAATTGTTTTATTATTTAAAAATTCATTTAATTTACCTTCTATTGCTAGTCCATTATTAATAGCAAGTCTTTTTTCAATACCTGCTCTTACAAATATATTGTTACCTAAAATTTGTCTAGCTTCTTTTTTATTTGAACTTTTTAAAGCCTTACTAAATTCTTTTAATTTCTCAGGACTAGCCATCAAGACATCTATTTCGCCTTGTAAAATACCTGCTTGTTTTTCTTTTTCTATTTGCCCTTGTAAATATGTTTGTAATGCAGGGTTTATTGTTTTTAAAGTATTAGCTAACTCCATCATTCCAGTTTTAGGTAAAACTGTTACAGGATTAACAAATGTATTTACAGGGCTGTCGTAAATATTTGTTGCTGCTGTTGATTGAAAACTATTTGTCATTACGCTAACCCTGCTGTTATTCCAGTAAATGTATTAAAACCACTTGCACCAATACTTAATAATGTCTGACCTAAACTTGGAATTGCATTGTAAGCTTCATTAATATCGCTTTGTAATTGATTTCTTCTATTTTCAAAAGTAGCTTCCGTTGCAAGTATATTTCTATCATATTGTCTTCTAAATGATTCAAGTGATTGAGCAACCGATTCTCTATAATTAGCACCTTGTCTTTCTGTATCCATTAATAATAATCCTAAAGTTGTACCTGCACGTTCTGATGCAATTATAGCTCTACTAGCTTGTAAAGTTTCAATATTTTTAGCAAATATATTTTGTGCTTCTGCTTTTTCTTTGGCTGATTTTTGTTCTGCTAGTGCTTGTTGTTGTCTTCTTTTATCATCTTCTGCTGATTGGTTAGCTAACAATGCTTGATTATATACTTGACTTGCCCTCTGCTGTGCAGCAGCCCTACCAACAAAAGCGTTAGCTGCGGTAAGACCCAAGCCTACATTAAATGCTGTTGCAGCAGACAG